CAGGGAATTGGGAAAGATCACCATTTCAGCGCTCCACCACCACGGTGCGGCTGCCGTCCACCGAGTTCTCGTTCTGGATCTCGAGCAGCTCGCGGACTTGAGCGCGCGTGTAGGTATGGCCGTGCAGGTTGACGATCGTGGTCGTCCCTCCCGGTCGTTGTCGTCCAACATCACCGCCAGGTGTCCCCACGGGCTGGCCTGTCGTGGGGCTAGCGGGAAATGTTCCAGACGCCCCGAGCTGGCCGCCGATCTCCATGCTGTTTATTTTCTGTATCTGCGCTGCGCCAGTGATGGCGATTGCGGCGGCGGCCGCAGCTCCCAACGCAGGACCGACGAACGGGATAGACGCCAAAGCTTTGTACGCCCCCATCGCTGCCGCATAGGTGTTGATGGCGGTCTCAGCAGCCGCAGCCATCTTGCCAATCTTGAATTGCTTTTTGGACTCTGTATTCATCAGCCCCGACAGTGCGCCAAGGAAGGTGTGCGTTTGTGCGAGCGCCTTCTCTTGCTCTGTCTTTTTGGCTTCAGCGACAGCCTTCGCAATAGCGATCTCGGCTTCTCCGGCCGCGATCAACTGCGCCTGTTCCCAATCAATCGCCGCTAGAAATGCCTGCTGCCCTTCCTGAACCATCTTCGCCTTCCGCTCGTTCTGTATGGCGATCTGGCCCAGCTCACGGTTGTCGTCATCCTCGCGAACCTTATGCATGGCGTCGCGTACTTCCTGCTCGCGCTGCGCTGCCTCCTTTGCTGCCTTGAGCAATGCCTTAGCCGCAGTCTCATCAACGGCGACCGGAGCGGCACCGCCACGTCGCGCCACAGGAGATGCACCGCCACCAGTGCCCAGCGCCATGATGCGCTGCTCCCAAGCATCAAGCTCTGCGCGAGCCTTCTTGCCGTCCTCGATCAGTGCCTTACGAATCGCGCTGAAGCCTTTGAAATCGCCACGCCCAAGCGCCGCCAGTTGCGCCGCCATCCCGCCGAGGTCGCGCCCGATTCCTTGCAGCACGAACGAAACATTGCCACCGATGATGGTAAGAACCTTGAAAGTCTCTGGAAGAATCTTGAACGAGTTGTCCAGCTCCTTCGCCGCCTCGGCTGTCTTCTTGATATCGCCCTGCAGCGCCTCCTCGGCAAATAGCTTTGCTAGTTCCGACACCACCGGCAGTACGTCGTTGAGTACCCGTGTGCCGATTGCTGAAAACGACTTGCCCATCACTTCTAGGCTATCGTTCAGGAGTTCTGCCTGCCGCGCAGATTCCGCCGTCACAGGATTCAGCGCCTTGCCCTCCTCGACCATCTTCGCGAGCGCCGCGCTCCCCATGTTCAGCATCGGGATCATGTCGAGGCCAGCACGTCCGAACAGCTTGACGGCGAGCGCCGCCTTCGTCGTCCCGTCCGCCATGCCGGCGAACCTGTCCGCGACCTCAACCATGATCGCCTCTGCACCCTTCAGGTTTCCGGTCGAGTCTTTGATCGAGATACCGAGCGCCGCGAAATTGCGCTTCGCTTCCATCAACCCGAACGACGCATCGAACATCTGCGTCGAGACAGTCTTGATTGCCTTCTGCAGCCCCTCGAAACTCAATCCCGATAACGAGGCAGCGTGCTGCAGACCGGCCAGACCTTCTACTGATATGCCGAGCTTCTGCGAGAGCTTGGAGAGTTGATCCTGCGCATCCAGATTACCTTTCACGAAGCGCGCGAAAATCGCCACGCTCAGTCCGATTCCCAGCGCACCGAGCGCGCGCTTCGCCATGTTCACCGAACGCTCGACGCTGCTCATGGCGTTGCCCACCATGCCCTTCGTCTTCGTCATGTCCGACTGAAGTCGGGCCATGTTCGCGAGCATGACGACTTCAAGTTGCCCCGCAATCATGGGCGCACCTCGGTATTGTTTTCGCGTCTTGGATGAGCTCGACCTGTCTGCCCCGCAGATTGCGCAGCGCGCCTCTCAATCGAGTGCGTTATCCCTGTAAGTGCCTTCGCAATCTTGTTTCGATGCTCTTGACTGATCACGCGGCCTTTATGCGAGGCCGACATCTTGGCGCGCGTATCGGCGCTTACTGGTCTGCCAGTCAAACCCGCCGAGACTTTAGCGCGAAATTCAGGAGAACGTACTCGTCCCTTATTGGCGGCGCTGATCTTTGCTCTCGCTTCTGCGCTGTTCGTTCTCCCGATATGACTAGTCGAAATCTTCGCGCGCGTTTCTGCGCTACGCGGACGACCGATCAACTTCGCGACTCGTTTCGCGATAGTCTCTTGTGACTGCTTGAGCCCCTTGCGTGCCTCCGAGTTCTTGCGGCGTTGCTCGTCCGTGTGCTTGTAGCCGCAAGGCCCCTCCCCGCCATCCGATAGGTTGCACAGCGGAGAGCCTGCGGCGCGATGTTCAGCGATCAGCGCGCGCTCGTGTATAAGCGCGTCAGCCTCTACCCAAAAGAACGCGACGAGATCGACTACCAAGCCGTGCTTTGCCACAGTCCGAAACCAGCGCGGAGTGCGGCGGTAGTCTGAATAGGCCCGCTTCAGCCGGCCTTTGCCGACATAGAACACGCGGCCGTCATCGGCACGACGATGGAGGTAGGTGTAGAAACCAGCGATCACGTCAACTCCTCAGAATCTTGCGGATATGCTTCGCAATGCGCGCCCGGTCGGCCTCGCGTTCCCACGGCGGCGGCGCATCATGGGCCTCGGCTCGGAATGACTCCGATAGGTACTCTGCCGAAAGCCTACGGATGAGCCGTAGCTGCCACGGCGGCAAGTACAAACCGCTGCCCTCCTGCCACGCCTGGAGCTCGCCCCATGACAGCGCCGCGGCGCCCCCTGCCCCGCCCGATACCGGACCGGCATCGAGCAGGTACTCGACTAGGAAGGTGGCCTCCGGGTCGATGTCAGGGAGGTCTGGCTCGACCCATGCATCGACCCTCATCTGCCACCTTGAGATTCGCGCCAGCAACTTCTTCGGCGGGTCCTTCAGTGTGCTCGGTGGCGGCTGCGGAATCGCGTGCCACCACGCCAATGCCCGCACATACGGGCTCAGGGCTTCGGCGAGCCCTTGCTGAAATTCCCCCACTCGCCGATGTGCTTGGCGACCTGTTCGGCGATGAAGCCAATGCTCATGTCGGCGTAGACGACCTTGTGCAGCGCCTCGCCCTTCAGACCGTCGCACTCGATGTTGGCCGAAAATTCCTTCGTGCAGCCGGCAAGGAACTCGGCCTGCTCGCGCGCCTTGTCCTCGGCGCTCTGGTCCATCTTGCCCTTCTTCTTGAGCTTGTCGATCATCCGATTCGACTGCGCCGCCTGCGCACGGGCGTAGGCTTTGGAGCCCGGCCCGTACACCGTGACGGTCATCGGCTTGCCATCTTCGCCCTTCATGGGCGCTTCGTTGGAATCGACCAACGCAATAACACTCGTTTCTTCCACCGCGAACGTGCGGATGTCCACGCGAACCTCCTGTGGTTGTGATACTGCTTTTAGGCCGCGACGGTCGACACGATCCCCACGCCGGTGCTGGTCGTGGTGAGCTCCAGCGTCATGCTCGCCGAGCGGATCGAGTCCACGCTGGTCGCGGCCTTCTTGAAGGACATGACCTTGGCCTGGAAGTAGTCCACGTCCCCGCCCTGATACACCACGCGGAAACTGTAGTCGTTGTCCGAGGCGAGAGCCGCAAGCGCGATAACCTGGCCGGCGTCATCGTTGTCGAGGCCAAGCTGCAACGTCTTCGAGCCCTCGTTGAACGAGCCCTTGAACTTCTGCACGCCGCGGGAAGCAATGGGCATGTGCGTGACCAGGGCGTACTCGCGCCCGTGCTCGCCGCCGTCGGTGATCTCGCCGATCGCCGTCCAGTCCATGCCGGTGTCTTCGTACCCGGCTTGGTCGAACGTCACCGGCTGCTCTGCCGCGATGCTGATTACGGTCCCTGCTACGCTTTCAACTTCCGAGGTCATGATGGTCTCCTTTCAGGTTACGAAGATTTCCACTTCACCATGAAGTCACGTGACCCCGAATAAAGGGCCGCAGCGACATCAGCCAAGTCCGGGCCCTCGATGTCAGGAATTATCGAGTCCAAAGTGACACCGTTCACCGTGCCGCTCTGGTTCGGGCAGGCCGCGAGCACCAGCGCGAGGATCTCCCGAACGTGCGGGTAGCCTTCCCCGGCGGGCTCGCCCTCGGGTGCCTTCACCAACACCGTGACCTGCACGCGGTCGGTGTGCATCCTGTTCGGCTCGGTCATGGCTAGGGTGAGCCGCGGGACGCTCGAGACTTCCGTCACCTGGATGGCCGGCATCACGGTGTTCAGCGGCAACTCGCCCGCCATGATCCGCGCGGCCGGAACCTCGGCGATCAGGGGCGCATTGGTCTTGAGCAAATGCCAGATCGCCCGGACGCCGCTCATTATTCGTCACCGTCCAGCTTGACGTGCGCCGTGTCGAGGCCGTGCTTCTTGGCGAGCAGCGCGCGCATGTGCGTCGCCATGGCCTGCACCGAGGCTTGCGCCTGCGTGTCCATGGCGGGGCGCATGAACGGGCGCGCTGTGATACCGGGATGCTCGACCGCCTTAGTAAACCTGCCACCAAAGGACAGCCAGCCGGCAATCCTGGCCGAAATGTCGTGCGCCTTGGTGCCGTACTCGAGGAAGTGGGGATAGAACACGGTCGCCCCCGACTTCTTGTTCCTACCTCCCGCCCGGATGTAGGCCGTGACCTTCCCGCCGCGCGCGGACGTTCCGACCCGGATGCTGTCGCGCAGCGCCCCGGCATAGCCGCCGTAGAGCCTGCGATTCTTTTGGCTTGGCGGCCCGACCGGCGCGCGCGCGCGCGCATCGTTCTCGATCAGCTTTGCGCCCTGCCTCATGGAACTGCGCATCACGTTCCGCTCCAGCTTCACAGGCAGACGGTCGAGGAATTTCTGCAAGTCCGCGAGTCCCTTGACGTTAACGAGTTCGGCAATCACAAACTCCTCGGGTACAGCCAGCGCGCGCCATGCGTCCTGCTGCGCAACTTGCCGTAGACACCCATCAGGGCGATGGTCAGCCGGTTGTATCGCATCAGCTCGAATACTTCTCCAGAACCATCTCGATCATGGACTTGCGCCCGTCGATATCCGCCGGCCCGCCCACGATCTGGTACACGGTGTCGCTGTCCCCGTGCACGGTGACGCGCATGGACGAGTTGATGTCGTCGCGCCAGCGCATCCGCAGCCGCGTCTGGTTGCGCGCCACGGCTAGGCCC